AACCGCGATGAACGGCCGGCGTTCGCCCACGATTGCCTCGTTGAAGTCCTCCGCATACGTGCCGAAATGGACCGCCTCCGAGCCGTGGTATTTCCACTTTTCGACGGGCAGGCCACGCACCGCAGCAAGCACTTCCGCGGGCTCAACGGGGCCGACCGGCGTTTTCACGTCGCGCGAGCAGATGGCCCACGAGGCGATAGTCGTGTAGAGCTGCTGTTCCTGCTGCCGTCGCGCTTGTTCCGCGGCGTTCTGTGCATTTGCATTAGCAACTTGAGCCTGATACTGCGCGTTATACGGCCCCGTCACGTCAATCTGGCTGGGGTTCACGCCCGGAATCAGGTTGTTGAACGCGCCGGCCCGTTCCTGATCGAACCCGAGCAGCCCGTTGTTGTACGCGGTCATGCTGTTGCCGAGCCCGAGCAGGCCCATCAAGTCCTGCATGTCGCCGCGCTCGCGCTGGAATCCGAGGTTGTCCGTGAAGTTGAGCCGGCCAATGTCCGCGCCGTACATGGACGCGCGCGCGCCCTGATCCGAGCCGTACATGGACGCCGACGCCGACATTTGCGCCTGCGCCAGCGCGTTCGCGAGTTGCGCTTCGACCGCGTTCTGGTCGTAGAACTGGCCCTGCGCCGCCAGCGCGGCCTGCTGGGACGCGAGTTGCGCCGCGGCCGTGGCGTCGTTCTGCCCGCGCTCGAAATTGGCATAGGCGGCGTCGTACGCGGCCGTACCGGGCGACAGGCCCCGGTTCACCATGTCCTGCTCGAACCGCGCGCGCGCCTGCTGCTGCTGCGGCGCGAACCGGCGCTGGAAGTCGGCCCACGTCGCATCCGCGAACTGCTGGTAGTTGTTGAGGTCCGGTGTCGGATTGCGAACGTCGGTCGGGCTGATTCCCCCGAGGTCGGCCGTCCCGCGATGCATGGTCGCGGACCATCCGGAGCCGCCACCCTGTCCCGGGTAATGCCAGCCGATTCCGGGCGTGAAAACCTGCCCCGGCAGGCCCGCGCTGACAGGCGGCTGCTGATCGGGCGGCTGTCCCGCGTCGGGCATGGGCGGCTGCGCGTCCTGAGGCGGCGGGGCAGGCGTGGCAGCAGGCGGCGGGGACGGTAGCCCCGGAATGGCACCCGGCTGCGGCGTGGGCGGCGGCAGGCCCGGCGTCTGCGGCAGGCCATTCGGCGACTGGTAGGGATTCGTTGGCATGGATCAGCCCCCCGGCGGCATCTGCGGCAGCATCGGGTTCTGCTGCGGCGCCACAGGCCGCTGCGGCGCGGCGCCCAACTGCATCGGCGGCGGCTGCGTACCCGAACCAAAGCGGTTCTGAATGCGGCCCATCAGCGAGCCGGCAAGCTGCATCACGCGCGGGTCAAGCGTCTGGTTGACCGAATCGGTCATGGCAAGCCCCTGCTGGCGCGACAGCAGCGCCTGCATTTCGGGGCTCAGCGTGGTCCGGACGTTGTATCCGGTTTGATCGTTGCCTTCGTACGTCGCCGAACCGAAGGGGTTGATCTGCCCGACGCGGTTCTGGATGCCCTGCTCGCGGATGGCGATGCGGGGATCAGGCGCAGGAACGGTTCGGGGTTTGCTGCCGCTGGACATGGTACGGATACTCCGACGCTAGGAGGCCCATCAAGGCCGCATCCTCATCGCCGAAAAACCGTCGCATCCAGCCCTCGTGTTTGAAGCCCGCGCGCTCTGCGGCGCGCTGGAGTCGAATATTGCTCTTGCGGACACGAATTGTCACGCGCTGGCAGCCCAGCACGTCGAACACAACGCGCCCGCATTCCCGCAGCAATCCCGGCGTCATGAACCCCGGAATGCCTGCCGCGTGCAACTCACAATCGTCGCGGCGGATGTGGTCAAACGCCATCACGCCGCGTAACCCGTCCCCGTCACCAACCCCGACGCAGTACCACGCCCCGACGAGCCCCACGTCCAGCGCGCGTTCGATTTCGTCGCGCAGGATGGGTTGGGGGTCGTGGAGGATCACGCAGGCCGGCCCGGCGGCCGCATCGTGACAATCTTAGGCTCCGGCGGCTTCACCACGTTCGCGACCCGCTCCAGCGCACCCGCGTTCGCCTCGTCAGCACGCGCGAGGTTCAGCACGCCCGTCGTCTTGTCCTTCTCCGCCTCGCCGGCCTTGCCGACCGCATCGGCCTGCGCCTTCAAGTCCTCGCGCGCATTCTTGGCTTGATCGACCTTCGCCAACTCGCCCTGCGTCTGCTGCAACTGCTGCGTCAACTGCTGCACCTGCTGCTGTAGCTGCTGCATCTGCTGTTGCGTACTCGGCAGCGCATCAATCGCTTCCGTGAGTTCGGTCGCATTCTTGTACGGACGCACGACCATGCTCAACACGGCCTTTTGCAGGTCCGGCGGCATGTTCGACGTACCGTTGAAGAATTCGTTGAACGTCCTACCCAGCTCCAGCGTCTTGGCCTTTTCCTCTGCCTCGTCCGTCGCAATCGTCGAGTCGGTTTCAACGTCAATCGCGAACGTGCGGCCCACGTCGGACTTGAGCGTCGCCATTTCCTCCGGCGTCAACTCGATGCCCGTCGTGAGCGCGATCTGCTGCGGCGTGTAATGCTCCGCGATGATTTCGGACATGATCCGGAAGATTTCGCGGAAGAATCCGTTTACGGCTTCCTTCTTGCGCAGCAGGCGGATGTTCGCCCACTGGCCTTTCAACTGCTGCGCGGTCGCAGTCTCGCTCGCGTCCGACTGGCCGCGCACGATGTCCGAGATACCCGTCAACTGATCGACTTTCTGGATCGCAGCCTCGCGTAACTGCATCAGTTGCTGCACGACCGCGACCTTCGTCGAGTTGTCCTTTTGCAGCACGACGGAATCGAGCGACAGCTTGCCACCCGGCGCCATGGCGAGTTTCACCTGCAGCCCTTGCACCGCGACGGTCGTCCCATCCGGCACGCGCGGGTCGTTCATTTGCGCAAGCTCGGGCATGGACCCGTCGTGCGCCATTACGTCCTTGATCAGGTTCGTGAGCGAGAAAATGCGCTTCGTCAGCAAATCGACGTAGCGGCACGTCGGCCCGATGAACGTATAGTCCGGCTTCGGAATCAACTCGCCGTCTTTCACGTTCAGCATCATCGGGCGCGGGAACGGATAGAACCCGACGAGGTTGAGCGGGTCGTCCTGTTCCTTGTCGATCTTCTCGGTATCCAGCCCGATCCAGTGCAGCTTGCGCGTCGCCTTGCACCAAATCTCGGCGACCGCGATGAGGCCCTGATACTTCAACTGATCCTTCGGCGGACCGAAGCGGCCCGGAATGCGGTTGTCCGATCCGGATTCGTCCGTGTCGTCAATCGTGACGCCGAACCGCTGGCGCACTTCCTGCCGGCTCAGGTAGTGGATGATGCCGGCCCAAGTGCAATCCTCCCAATCCTTGACCGGTTCCCAGCGGAAGCGGTCCCACGGGATGTATTCGAGGCGCATGGACTGCGCGACGATTTCGGGCGTCGTGCGCACGAGGGGCTGGCCGTCGTCGCCGATCTTGGGTTCCCCGAACTCGTCCGTGTCGTAGACCGGCTCGCCGAGTTCGTTTTTCTCGGGCACGTCGTCAACGACGGGGATGTATTCGACCTTGGCCGCGCCGACACCCGCGACGAGGTAATCGTCCACGCATCGGTGCGCGTGGTCGTCCATGTCTTCCGTGTCGAGCGTGAACGTCAACTCGCGCTCAATCGCTTGCGCGAGATTCTTGGATACGTTCGCGTCCTTGTACCGCTTGCGAACGTCGGGCTTCGGCTGGCGTGCGTACAGCGCGCCGTGGACGACTTGCGTGTTGGACCAAAACAGCGGATAGAAGTTGGTCTGATCCGATTGCCCGTTGTCGCCGGAATCGGACACCTTCTCCGTGCCGCGATAGTCCTCGTACGCGCGCCGCGCCTGTTTGCGGAACGCATCGTGTGCCTTCCCCTCAGCGCGCAGCTTGGCGAGCCACCACGGGCGGGAGTACCGCTTTACGCTGGAGCCGTCTTTGCCTTCGGTGCTCACGCTGCACGCTCACCCGGTAGTCGGAACATATCGGACGCCACAAGCGGCGCGTTCCACGCATCCTGAAACGTTTTCGGCTTCGGCTTCGGCGGATTGGCCGCCCACATCCACGCTAGGAACCGGCCGATATTACCGCAAGCGTCAACGCAATCGTCGTGCTTGCCGGCCGGGAACCGCAGTAGCTGGTCGATCACGCGCTCGGCCCATGTCGTCAGCGGCCAGTACACGCGCCCGCTCGATTGCATGGCTTGGAACGACTGCGTTTTTGCCTGTTTGTCGCCGTGCGAGGTCAGCGCGTGCGTCGCGACCATGATGCCGCGTTCCTGCATCCGCTTCATGAGGAACGGTAGCGCCGTCTGCTCCAAGTTCGCGCGTTCGTACACGAGGTAAATCGGCTGGCCGACCGCGATACGGTCGATCAGCGTATCCACCCAATCGCTCGGGTTTTTCTGCCCGGTCCACCAATTGACCGCGTAGATATTGCCGTGCTGGTCAACGTCCCATTCGGCGATTTCGGTCGAGTCCGCGCCCTTTTCCTCCGACAGCGCGCCGTCAATCGACATATAGCGCACGCACTCGGTCGGCTGGTCTCCCATCTTGAACCGGCGCCCCTCGAACCACTCGCGGCGGAAGTAAATGCCGTCTTCGGCAGTCGGCCGCTGCTGATACAGCGCGTTCCAGTCGCGGATAGACCCACTCTCGGCCTCGTAAATCTGCTTCGTGAGCCGCCAGTGGTCGGCCGTCATGTATTCGGGCCACAGCCACTCGCCCACGGCGCGCCCGAGCGGGTCATTCGCCGCAGCCTGCGCCGGCACGCACAACACGAACCACTGTTCGCCATCGCGCGCCGTGACGTACCCGGATTCGCCCGCCCATTTCTCGGGCAGGATGCGCCCGGCCAAGTCGTCCTCGTGCCAGCGCGTCTGGATCAACACAATCGCGTAGCCGGGCTTGCCGCGCGTGCGTAGGTCGGTCGTGTACCACTGCCACGTTTTGTCGCGGATCAGCTTGGAGTCGGCTTCCTGCCGCGACTTGATCGGGTCGTCCACGATAATCACGTCCGCGCGCCGGCCCGTGACGCCCGAGCCGACACCGCACGCAAAGTAGAAACCGCCCTCCGTCGTTTCCCACTCGCCTTTCGCGCGCGAGTCCGGAGACAACGCCGAATTCGGGAACACTTCTTGGTGCGCCTCGCTCGCAACGAGGTTGCGCACCTTGCGGCCGAATTGCTCGGCGAGCGTGTCGTTGTAGCTGGCGCTGATTACGCCCTTTTTGCCGTACCGCCCAAGCAAATAGGCCGGCGCGCGCACCGTCGCGTAGGTCGATTTGGCGGAGCCGGGCGGCATCATGATGATTACTCGGTTCAACTCTCCCGCGAATACGCGGTCCATCGTGTCGCACACGAGTTGATGGTGCGCAACCGGCAACTCGTCCGGCGCCACGTAGCGCGAGTAATCAGTGAGTGCGACTCGCGCGCGGCGACGGGCTTTCAAGATCAGCCCCGCTTGCAGCACTTGTGATGACACGTTCCAATTCCTCGTCGCTCAAACGCCGCAGTTCACCGGGCGCTCGCGCAACCTCAACCTTGTTGCCCCACCGCTTCGGACACAGCCGCTGAATCCGGAATTGCAGCGAATCGAGCGCGGCCTTGGCCTGTTTCGCCTCAAGGTCGCCGCTCAACACGCGCGCCTCTATGTCAATCATCTGATCCTGCAATGACTCGGCTTGCAGGTCGCGCGCTTGCATGAATTTCGCGTAGAACTCGGGCACCGTCGCGAGCCAGCGCCGCACTATCTTGCGTTCCGGATACCCCGGCGTCGCGCAAATCGCCGCGACAGACTCACCCTCGGCCATGCGGTCGAGGATGAGTTCTGCGAGCGCGTTGTCGTACGCGGTGACTTTCACGCTACGCCGGCTATTACGGCCGCGGAATCGGCGGGATCGGCGTAAACGTGATGGTCACATCCACACCCGAGCCCGTCACGCCCGACGCGGTACCGGTGCGCAGGTACAGCGTGGAGGCCGTCACGATGGGCGTCAGTGCCGTCGCCGCAACCGTGCGGCTCGACACAATCGTGATGCCCGTGTGCGTCGTCAGCGCCGCATCCGCGACGATGATCGGGCCAGAACCACCCGCGCCACCGGTCGAACCGAACACGCCAAACGTTGCCGTCGCGTTGTTCGCCGTCGCGCCCGTGGACAGGATGCGGGACTTCGACACGTAGACATTTTCGACCACGTAGCCGGAACCAGTGAAAGGGACGACAACCGACGCACCATCCGTCGTTGCCGTGTCGGTCGGAACGCCTACCTTGTAGATGCAGTTGTTGCCTGCTTTCATCGACATATCGCTATCTCCTGCTGTCGTCGATTGCGCGGTAAGCGACCGTGCGGCGCTGTGCGCGTGGCCGACGCGCGGCGGTTATGGATCGTAGGTGACGTTCAGCGCATCCGCCGCGACCTCGATCACGGCTTCGTCGCCCATGCTGTAGTTCTGACTGTAGTCGCCGACCTTCGTCGCCGTCTCGCCATCCAGCTTGACGTAGAGCTGTTCGTCCGAGCACCGCTCGAAGAAGCGACCAGCGCCGAGGGAGGGGAAGTTCGTGACATTGCCGGCGGGGGTGTTGTTGCGGGTGACGGGCATAACGACTCTCCTGATGAGCCGCAGTAGAGCGGCGATGAGCCTTACGGCTCGACGTTGATGGTTCCGCGCTCGAAAGTGCAAAGCCAGTTCGTTCCGTCCCACATCACTTCGAGCATGGCTCCGTTGGAGCCGAGTTCGAGGTACTTGTTGGCGGATTCGGTTGTGCCTCCGGCGCGATAGAAAGCCGCGCCGGAGTGGGGTTTGATTCGTAGCGCCTGATTGGCGACTCGCATGGCCCGCACGATGACTGCTGTCCCGCTGGCGCCCGTGCCAGCCGCCGGATCGAGTGTCATGGTCACGGTTCCGGTGGCGCCACGGTTCGTCACAAGACCGCCGATCCCACCGCCGGAATTACCGCTGCCGTCCTGCGTAACGGTGAAATTTGCGGTTGCTGCTTTCAGGTCGCCATTCCACAGCCACAGCTTCTGGCCGAAGCCAGCGAGTGTCGTCGGGTTTGCACCGGGATAGATCAAGTTGGAGGTAATGCTGAGCCAGCGAACGCCGCCGACAACGAGGCGGAGGTAGCTGCCCTCCAGCAGCATCCCTGTGTCTGTGTCTGCGCCGAATGCGAAGCCGGGCGCGCCAACGGTGCCTGTGGGGGCCAGGACTTGCCCTG